AAGAAATTTGGTATATTTATGTAAATAAATTTGGTGGGCTATTGTTAGTGACTATATATTTGCATATAGGGTTTAGGGAAAGAAAGCGTTTTGTTTATCTGTTATACTCTTTGTGTAAACAAATCAGGGAAATGAAAAACATCAAAACTATCTACGCTGCATTTATGCTAGCGGTTGCGGCTATGCTTGTAAAGTAATTAAAAGAAAGTCATTTAAAATATAAACAATTGAATATGAGTAAAATAGATTTAGAAAATGTAATGAGTACTACCGAATTAGCGGCATTTAGGACAATGATTGGAGATACGCCAAGTACCGACCAAGGCATTCGTTCTCAATTACTTGCTATTAAAGAAGGTAAGAAAACTGAAAAAGAAGTAGGCTTTAAAGTGATTCGGCATGGCAAGGGTATATTCATTGAACTTATAGATGCTCAAAAAGAGGCATTCCGTAAGAAACTTATGGATTATATCGCTAAGAATAAACCGAAATAATCACTAATTTTATTTTTAGTGTGCTACAAATAAGCTACCTTTGTGCGACAAATATTAAAAATAATGAAAACAAAGCCAAGTGGGGTTCGTTTTGATGAATCTAAATTAGATTTTATTTACAAAAAAGAGGGATTAAAAACTAAGCAATCGGTAGTTACATTTCTGATGGATGCTTATTGGGATGTTTATAATCCTAAGAAAATAGTTTTTGCAATACCTGATGCCGAAAACTATGACGGTACAAAAAACAGAAGTTTAGAAAACAACGAAGTTGGACAGTGGCAAAAACCAGCTTTTACACCTAAGCCAATAATCAAGCGCAGTTTTGTGAATTATCAGCAATTGCTTTTAGAATGCGACAGCGAGGACGACTATTTTAGATTGGCGCAAGAAATAGAGGTGGCCGACCATTTAACAATCAAAGAGCGGAACACGCTTTTAAAAAAGTAACAAATGACATTACAGCAACTTAAAGAAAGGGTTAATCAAATACTTGATACTAATCCAAGAAAGGGAGAATGCACAGTATGTGTTCCAAATAACAAAGGAGGGATGGGCGGAACATCTGTTACCGAAGTGGATAATGCAAATTGTGGGATTGATTGGGACAATGGCAAGTTTATATTACGCCCCACGGTGAAAATGATTGAAATGCCTCCGACTTATTCTGACAACGAAATGCAAAGGGCTATTCAACAAATAGGGTCTTATGAAACGGCAATTAAAAAATTGATTCACGATTCAGAGGGTGAGCAAAAAAACCTAAAAAATAGCATCCGATTTGCAAACAGAGTACTTGAAGCCTATAAAAAGTAAAACATGAAAAAAGACGAATACCAATTACAGTTGGACGAAAAGAACGCAGAGATAGCCGCCTTAAAGAAGCAGTTGGCGGCAAAGTCATCAGCGCCTTCTGAAATTAAAATTGAGGCAAAAGATGGTGACTTTACAAGTTATTGGGCACTACGGTTGTTTGCTGCATGTGGCAAGGATAAAATGATGTATAACCGAATAATGGAGCGAGAAGTTACAAAACTTTCAAACGTCGGTTCGGGCACTCACATGCATACGGGCATATCAAATGTGTTGCAAGACCGTATGGACGGTAAGAAGAAGGGTGATAAGTAATCATTAGTATAACCATTTAATTAAAAATCAATAATTTATGAATTTTGAATCAATATTTGAAAAGGACGGGAAATACACTTCCGACGATTTTGTAAAAGGTTTTTGTTTTGAAATAAGGGACGGCGCTTTATATGGGGTACAGCATTCAAGTGCTGGTGATATGCAACCCGAGGTAGATACCTTTCATACTTATAAAGGATTGTTTAAAAAAGATTATAGACCTGTATTTACACGGCAAGAACTTTTTAGAAATAAGGATTAGCCATCTAAAGTGTTATCATGTACTCGGAGTGGTGGCGGAAATTATACGCTCGGATAAAATTCGGTTAGTCAATCTTAAAGCTAACATGCAGGTAAACGGACGGACTTCCAAACCTGCCCACTCCGAGTACTTGATTACCTTTTTAAAAAGTTCTTTAAAATATTTAAATGTGTTCGATGTGTGATGGAAATAGACATTGATGAAAAGCTCACAGGTTTAAGAATGGCGTGTCGAAGAGCAGTTTATAAGTAGCATTATAAAAAGGTCGAGAGCGAAAAAATAGGGCTTATGTAAAAAGCTAATTTACTTACCCTACCCCTTGCAGGTAACCACCCCTGCCACATCGGACACATTAATTAATTGCGAAAGCTAAAGAGGCGGTTAAAAACGATAACAGTTGGTTGCTGTTTTGTTTCTCTTTTTTTTCAAGCGGTTCGATTCCGCAAACATGGGTGTAGCTCAATTGGTAGAGCCTTGTTTTAAAACAAGAGGTTAAAGGTTCGAGTCCTTTCCCCCATACTTTTTTTACCGATAAAAATAAACAATGACAAAAGACCAATATTTAAAATCAAAAAACGACAAGGAGAGCCAAATAAATAACTTGCAGCAACAGTTGCGAGAATTGGATGAAACTTATATTAAGGAGCATTCTAGGTTTGAAGTGGGTGAAAAAGTTCTTCTGACAGAGGAAGAGACTGGACTTGAAAAAACGCATACGTTGTTTATACATGCCATTCACATTTCAAGGAAAGGAGTGGTACGTTACGACTATAAAAAGTGCAAGCCTGATGGAACGAAAAGCACTCATGGATTTTATCCATACAAAACTATTGAAGTTAGAAAAGAGTCTTAACTAATAAATTATATTTCATGCCACGCAATCCATACGACCAAGGCAACACCCGCTTAACGATAGCATTTATTTTTGTTATTGTAGTATTAAGTGTAATGGGTTGTTGCTTGTATAACATTATTCAACCAAGGCTAGATGAAAAGCCTGTTGTTAATACTTATAATCCCGATGAACAGTGAAGATTTGTTTGTGTTGCTTATTTTAATGATGGTAGGCAATGCGTTTTGGCTGAAAAAGTCAATGAAAAATACATTCCATGAGGATGATTTAAAAAACAATTAAATGGGATATTTAAAAAGAAAGTGCAACCATTGTCTAAAAGAATATTTGGCAGACAATAGAAATATAAATAGAGGTTGGGGTCTGTGTTGTTCAAAATCTTGCGCCGCTTCGCAAAGAGAAAAATCGAAGCCGAATTATAATCCTGAAAGAGTAGCCTCCAACAATATCAGAAGGGCTCATTGGAATAATAATACACGTAGCATTTATGCACCAAATATAGTTGGGGGGTCGGGTGTCATATCGGGATATACTTCCGAAGGCTATAGAGTTATGGACGGTGTGGCTTACGATGAATTTGATGACCCTATTTATCATGTAAACAAATAAAACAATGAAAAACGCAATAACAGATTTAGGTAATGGTCTTATAGCAGTTTTAGTTGATAAGAAATGGACTGGTTTTTACATTGGCGCAGCCGGATATTTAATGTATGATTCCAATGATAAAAGAGATTATAAAAAAACTTGGGGAGATAGAAAGGTATTTAAACAAGTTCAATTTAATTCATGGGAACAAAGAGTTGAGATACTAGGTACAGTAGAAGGCATTCATAAAATATCGTTTGATACATACCCGCTTGTAAATAACAACGGCATGGGTTGTTATGATAACTACAAGGGCATCCCTGACAATAAGTACACGTTACTATCTTCAAATTCATCCTTCCTAAGCCTATTAAATAGCAAAGGGATTTACTTTGAGAATCCTATGGGGAAAGAATTTATGTACAAAGGACTAAGTGTTGATGCTTCAAAGCAGCGGTTTAAAAGAGAATGGGCAGTAGCACAAGAAAAAGTAATTCCTGCCGACAAAAAATTATTAATACTAAAGACTATAAAATGAGCCCCGAACTAGAAAACATGCTACTGGCTTATCTCGGTGAATTAATGTACCGTGAAGAGCAGGAAAACGACTGGATGGGAAAGGATGCCATATCAGCTAAAATAAACGCTGTAAACGTCCTTTTGGATATACCTGGAAAAAGAGTGACTTGGTATGAGAAATTAGCGAAAGAATTAAAAACAATAAAAAGTGAGTGATTCATCCATAATAAACGGCATTCAGCATTTAAAGCGTTCCATAGCCTATTGGGAGGTGTTTGCAGGCAGTTGCGGTAGTAAGTATTCAAAGCGTTTGATAAACGGGTATATCAGTAAGTTTAAATGGGTGCTCAATGATTTACTTTCAGAAGGGTTAGGCGAAGATGTAAAGACAGTTTTAAAGGCAGAGTACAAATCAGATGTGCTAGAAGTAGATGAAATAGCTGACAAGTTTGCATTGCTGCCCGTAAACCAACGAGAATTTGTAATAAACATGATTGACTTGATACTTTCGGGAGAGGAATTAAAAATAATGGATGATGGGAAATAAAAAAAAATGAAGCATGACATTCTTGCAAGAAATACATAGGTTGCGCCAACAATCAAAAAATGACAAATCTTTTGATGACCAAAATGGACATTATAGGTTGCTTAAAAAACTATATAACCAAAATGGTTTTGATTTAATAATGACATCCTGTGCTTGTCCTGAACAATATGAGGTTTTCAAAGACGATGTGCAAGTTGCATACTATCGCTTACGACATGGAGAATTTAGGATAGACGTACCTGATTGTGGCGGTACTACAATTTATGAAACAGAACCCGAGGGTGATGGGATTTTTTCAAGCAACGAAAGGTTAAACCAAATGGCAAATGCAATGCGAGTACTATTAAAACACAATAAAAACAACAACTGAAAAATGATTCATCTTTTCAAACATGAGCGTGGACGCTTAAAAGGTAAATACGACTTTGCCTTCGTAACTAATGGCAGGCATAAGGGTAGTAGTGATGGGCAGGGATTTGAAAATAGAGCCGATGCCGTAGAGAGTCTAATAAGCGTCGCAAAAGATTTTAGTAGCACTATGTTCACTTATCAGGATAACGTGCAGCCTGTGGCATTTAAAGTAGATGTTTACCTAGTTTCCAAAACAATAGACAAGCGTGGATATACAGTAAATGTCGGAAAGCCCAACAAAAGGCTAAACAGGTATATGCCGCCAACTAAACTAAAAAAGATTGACACTCCAATAAAAATTGACTAATGACAGAAGAACATGTGTGCGAAATAGAGTTCCAAGTAAATAAGCCAAACGGCGACATTGATTTTATAACAGTGTATGACCTTCCTGAAAAATTGGCGCAGCGATTTGTTACCGATAAATACCCCGATTCTAAAATAGAGGTTTATTCACCATTAAAATCACTTATATGACAGAAGAACTAATAAACCAGCTAAAGGTAGTAGCGGAGTTTGATGGGTGGAAGGAGATAAAAGATGACGAACCTGAAATAAATGGAATTTGGGAGAAAGGCGTTTACCCGAACCAAGACTTTGAATATATTTCCGATTTTAAATACCATACCTCCTTCGACTGGCTAGTACCTGTTTATAATAAAAGTTTACGCCTTCTTTACAATAGTAATGAACTCCAATTGAAGATTGCAACCACAACAGAAGGAATGATGGCGTTAAGGGCTATACAAACTGCCTTTGATTACAGCGTTGATAAACAAATACACATTGAACCAGCTTTCTTGAAAGTTTACGACTTCATCACTTGGTACAATACTATTAAAAAATGAGCCACAGATTCATCATACAGTATATAGTCCCCTTCGTTTTAACGCTGGTAATTTTAACCTACAATGCATGGGATAAGGCAAAATATAAAGGCATTTCATACGATTTGGCAATAGATGGAGCTGCAAAGGGAATCGGCGCTGTGGCGATATTCGCTCTTATACTGTACTTTTTTAGATTAACTTTTAGGTAAAATCAAATAGCCATCAAATAACATGTAATTAACTAATAATAAACACCATGACACAAGAGCAGATAAAGCTAAAGATAATGTTAGATTTCGATGGTACGGTAGTAGAGCATCAGTACCCTCATTTGGGAAGATGTAATTACGGTTGCATGGAGGTTATCAAAAAACTGCAAGACGCAGGGCATGAAGTAGTGCTTAACACTTACAGAGCCGATTGCAATGATGGCACGTTAGAAGTTGCTTTAAAACTGATTAACGAAAAATCATGGATGTTATTGAAAGACAAAGCCAACATGGAAACTTTTGACTTAATCCCAATAACCGCCTCACCAACAAAAAGATACCCGCTGCCATTCGACCTAGAAGATGCCATAAAAACAGGGGTGCTGTACATAGACGACGTACAAAACGGGGTGCCGCTAAAACCTTGTGTAATGACAAGTGGCGAAATGGTGGATTGGGATACTGTCGAAAAACTCCTAATCGAATCTAAAATTATCCCAAAATAAATTTTCCCCGCCCCTCTTTGGAGGATTGAGGGAGAGTGACTATATTTGCGGTACGATTCTATTGAAGGTATTTACCGATGCCTTCGTTGCAGATATTTTTGGATTATAAAAAGAAAGTCTTTTGGTATGGTGCGGTAACACCCTCTTCCAAAAGACTTTTTTAATTAATTTATGTCAACGACAGTTACGTGCCAACATTGCGGGGCGCAAGATAAATACCGCACAGAAACCAAAGCCAACAACTTAGTAGCCTATTGTACAGATTGTGGGAAGTACATTAAAAATTTGCCGCACGCCGAACCTGCACTTTATGTAGGCAGATACAAAGGGAAGCCAATAAAGGAAATTTACGACATTCAGTACCTTCAATGGGCTGAAACAACATTGAAACTTACCTCGACAGTTAAGACTGCCGTTCTTACTCAAATTTCATTTCTTCAAAATCAAGCCCGATGAACCCATGCCAAAAAGATTTACGGCCACCGAAATTTGGGAAGAAGATTGGTTTTTAGAAGTTCCCAACGATTACAAGCTATTTTGGTACTACATGCTGTCAAACTGTGACCATGCAGGCCTATTTAAAGTTAATTTGAGGTCTTTTAGTAGTCTTTTAGAGGTCAAAGTGTCCTCTTCTAGTGCTCTTTCTTATTATAATATTGGTAAAGAAAGAGTTAGGGTTATAAATGAATCACTTTGGCTTATAGAGGATTTCTTTAGTTTTCAATATGGGCACTCGTTTAACATAAATAATCCTATGCATAGGGGTATAAAACTGCTGTATGATAGGAACGGAATTGAATTGACCTCAATTAGAGGACTAAAAGAGGTCAAGCTAACCCTCAAGGAAAAAGATAAGGATACTGTATTAGATAACCAATCTTCTGTTAGAAATACAGAGGGTCAAGACAAAAAAAATGGAAAAGAACCAATGCTGGATTTTGAGGCACAGAAGTCAAGAAGTCTCTCTGAGAGAATTAGACTTAAAGAAATTGAAGCTGCTGCCGCAAGAGCGGCTAATAATAACGGCACGTCAGATTAGTGATTCGCTTTTTTCGTACAACCAATCAGATTGCGATTTAGCTATAGTAAAGTTGATTCAGAAAATTACTGCTATTTCGGCTTGCCCTAATCCGTCCAACGAATACCTAGACATTTTAGAAGATTGCTTAAAAACCTTTTTGCCTCGGTTCGGATTTGACATCCTTTCGTTTGACGAACTTGTATTGGCGTTTGAATTAAACGCAGTTGGATTTTCGGGGCACTGCGAAACGGATAAGGTAAAGTTCTACGGAAAAAATTTAAGCGTTGAGTACATTTCAGATGTGCTGAATAATTACAAACGGCATAGGTGGCAACTAGACAGACAAATCGAAAACTTTATAGACGGGTATTAACATGGGAGATTTTTCAGCACTCAACGATTTAGATGGATTGCAGTTTATTCCAGTCAATGACAAGAAGATGCCATTGGTTAAGGATTGGCAGACTACAATCACAAAGCACAACCTTTCAAATTGCTACGGGGTTGGCTTAGTATGTGGCGTTCCCTCGGGCAACGTAGAATTGCTCGACCTAGACATAAAATATGACATTACGGGCAAACTTTGGGAACAGTTTAGGAAAACGGTACACGGGTATGCGGAAGGGTTGCTTGAAAAATTAGTCGTTCAAAAAACAAAGAACGGCGGATACCACTGCATTTACCGCTGCTCAAAGTTGGAGGGCAATCTTAAACTTGCCAACAGGCCAACTACCGAAGAAGAACGCAAGGAAACTTACGACAGGGCTTATGCCGACCAAGTTTCTAAAAGCAAGTCGGATGAAGAAGCGAAGAAATTTGCTCAAAAATCAAGTGATAACGACAAGGTTCGGGTACTTATCGAAACAAGGGGGATTGGTGGACAAGCGGTAGTAGCCCCTACAAGCGGCTACGAGTTCATTTACGGCGACATCTGCTCAATTACCGAGATAACCCCAGACGAACGAGATACGCTGCACGGAATAAGCCGCCAATTTAATCAGGTGATTGAAGAGGTGCCGATGCCAAGGCAGTTTGTACCTGATAAGCGGTATAATGGCATTTCTCCTTTTGAGGATTATGACAATCGAGGCGACGTAGTGCAACTCTTAGAGGCAAACGGGTGGACATTCGTGAAGAACAAGGGGCAGAAAACATTGCTTCTTAGACCGGGCCAAACTTCGGCAGAAAGCAGCGGTAATTATGATTTTGATAAACGTTGGTTTTCCGTTTTTACAACAAGCACCGAGTTTGAGCCGCAGAAAGCATACCGTCCATACGCCGTTTATGCGATATTGGAATGCAAGAAAGATTTTTCAGAAGCCAGTAAGAGGCTGTATGATTTGGGTTATGGCGACAGGCGTGAAGAAAAAGGGGCAAAAGAAAAAGCGCCAAGCACCCGTGAAATTCAATCTAGGATAAGTTTAGATGACAACGACCTTTCGTTTTTGGCGGAAGATATAGATTGGGACGGGTATATCCAGCAGGTTATTGATGGCACGTTGCCGCAGGGGTTATCAACGGGTATCCCGTCACTTGATGAATATTTTCTTTTCAAAGAGGCGGCATTTGTGAATATTAATGGGATAGACAACGTTGGGAAGTCGGTTGTTCTTTGGTATTTATTGTTGCTTGCAGCGATGTATCATGGGTGGCAGTTTGTAATATTTTCAAGTGAAAACACCATTGGCGGGTTCATGCGTAAAATGATTCAGTTCTATTGGGGCAAGCCTTTACGTGGGGAATGGGCAATGAAACCTGAGCAAGTCGTAGAAGCCAAATTATTTATCAAGGCTCATTTTAAAATAATAAAAGCCCAAGAAGATTTATTTAACTACAAAGACATTATCAACATGGTCAAGAAGTCAAGGGTTAAATACCCCAACTTGAAGGCAGGATTGATTGACCCATATAACTCATTAAAAGTAAATCTTAGCGGATTTAGCAAACTGAATACGCATGAATATCACTACGAGGCGTTAAGTGAAATGAAGGCTTACGGGCAGCAAACTAATTTTGGTTGGTTCATTAACCACCACGCAGTAACGGCAGCAGCAAGGCAGAAGGATGCTGAAAAAAAATATCCAATGGCACCTAACAAGGCCGATACCGAAGGAGGCCAAAAAACTGCTAACAAGAGCGACGAATTTTTAACGATACACAGAATAACGCAGCACCCTAGCGAGTGGATGGTAACTGAAATCCATGTCAGGAAAGTGAAGGATACGGAAACAGGTGGAAAGCCAACGCCGCTTGATATGCCCGTGAAATTGGAACTTTATAAAGGAGGTACCGCATTTAAAGAGAGGCTTGAAATGGGCGGATATCCAAAAGACCCAATCCAAGAATGGCATATGAGAAAAGAAGGTGTTCAGCAACCATTACAATTTGCCCAACCATTAGCAATGCAAGTTTCTGTGAATAATTTACGAATGCCTTATGCTGGTGAACCTGATGAAATACCTGAAATAAATTTTTAATCAATAAATACAAACAAAATGCTACAAGCACAATTAATTGGACATCTTGGCAAAGATTGCATGGTGAACAACGTAAACGGGAAATCAGTGATTAACTTCAATGTCGCTCATTCAGAGCAGTGGACAGATGCGCAAGGAGTTAAAAACACGAGGTCAATTTGGGTTGATTGTTCATATTGGACAGACAAAACCTCTATTGCTCAATACCTGAAAAAAGGCACACAGGTATTTGTCCAAGGGAACATAGACAGCCGAGTTTATACACCACCCAACGGCGGTCAACCAACGTCACAAATCACATGCCGAGTAATGAACGTTCAATTATTAGGAGGCAAAAAGGAGGAAGGTCAGCAGCCAGCACAAGTAACACAGCAGTATTCACAACCAGCGACAAGTACGCCAACTGAATCAGTTGACGACCTCCCATTCTGATTAAAATAATTTATAATGTTTATTCCGATAGTGGTTCACAAGCGTAATGGTGTTGCCTACAAATTTCTTGGAGGCAACACCTTCCAAAATGTCGTTACTGAAAAAATGGGCGAAGTATCAGATGAAGATGCGAATAAGGCGTTCAACTTTCACCCTGAATTATCGCAGTGTTGCCATGATTATCCGAATGTTTTGGAATTGATTTCTAGGTTGAATCTAAAAATTACAAAATGAAAAAAGAAAAATCAACAGAGCTGCCAATAAAAAAGCCACGAAAAAAGAAAGCCGAAGAACAAGCCGAGCCTTATTGGACAGCAGCGGTGAATGCCACGTTCGCTTATTGGCGTGAAAAATTTGATTGCCCACCAGCGTTCGATAAGCAGCAACCGAAGTGTCTGAAAAACATTTTAAAGTTCCTCCGTTTACGTGCAGAAGAAAAAGGAGTGGAATGGAGCGAGTTTATTCTTATCAATCGTTTGACTATGTTTTTTGATGAAGCCTACCGTAATGAATGGCTAAGTAAAAACTTTCGATTGCAGAACTTGGACAGCCAAAAAGACGTGATAGTTATAAATGCTATTAAAAGATTAAATGATAAAAAATAGGTTATGGAACGACAGTTATTCATTGAAACGATAGATGCGCTAAAAAAGCAGTATGAGCACGATGCAAAGTGTACGGAACTGATGGAGCAGATATACCCTGATACTTTTGCGTCGGGTTATAAAAATTCTTTTGTTTGTGAGGCGCTGATAAGGCTTTTACAAGTTGCTATGGAAGATGAACACTTATACAGTTGGATTGATTATTACATACATGAATTGGATTTTGGAAAAAAGTACAAGAAAGGTTGCGCAACCAATTCAGACGGCAGTAATATTAATTTATCTAACGCTGGAACCCTTTATGACTTTTTAATCGCTAACAAGAACACAGTAGAGTTGTAAACTTAAAAATAAAAAATATGAAAGTATGGGTATTGATGAAGCAGCATTTTGATGAATTGATGCGCAGTCAGAAAATTACAGATGAAAATGTACATGAGCGGAAGGATGTGTTTTTTATTTCCATAAACGATAGTACGGGAACGGATGAAGTGCCTTATTTCAAAGATGCAGAAAATGTGAAAGTGCTGTTCTTTGATGATGTGGATGAAGATTTACATATCCCGATTTTAGGTACCAGTGAGTTTCAGACAGCGAAAGCAATGACAGACTTGCAAGCAGAGGCGCTTTTTAGCTTCATTAGAGCCAATAAAGATAAAAAGACGTGTATTGTCCATTGTGCAGCAGGAATTAGCCGTAGCGGGGCTGTGGGTACGTTTATCAACGATTACATGCAGGGCGACTATGCGGAATTTAAAAAGAACAACCCATACATCCATCCAAACAGTCATGTGCTAAGTACACTTAGAAAAATAGAACACAACACCAATAATTAAAAATAGTACTTATGATACTCGCAAAAACAGCCATCCTAGAGGCTATAAAAACGGGCGAACTTAAAATAGAAAGCGTCATAGGCTTCCAACCTGACGTACAGATTTCAGCAAACTCTATTGACCTTACGCTTGGTAGGTTTATGCTTGAAATTTGGAAAAGTCAGTATGTAGGAGCAGGGGATAAGGCAAGTAATGTCGTGGACTTGCATACAGGTAAGTTTTTATTTGAACCGAAGTTGATAGATTTGAGCGAACATCCTTTTGGATTTACAATGAAACAGAATTGCTTTTACCTTGCAGTAACAAATGAGTGGATTTTTTCTCAAACCGTTTTGCCGCAATGCTATGACAAAAGCAGTATGGCTAGGATGGCAACTCCAACGCATTATCATGCTGGATTTTTTGATGTCAGTTTCGCAGGGCACACAACTTTGGAAATAGCCCCTGAAATGGACGCTATTTGCTACCAAAACCAAATGATATGCCAAATAAGCCTAACAAGAGTAGAAGGAAGCGGCGACTACAACACAGAAGGTAGATACATGAACACTTTCGACGGTAGCGACCCTAAGCCTATTCTTTCTAAGGGTGTTAAAATTTTAAAAGCAATAAAATGACATGGATTTATCTAAGGTTATAAAAAAAGTACACGAAGATGCGGATAACGGTATAAGGCGACCATTGATAGAGCAGTTGCAGGATACATTGTCAGATGGTGATATTTCTAAGTTAGCGTATGCCCTTACTCATGTATCAGACCTGGTTAATTCTAAAAAACCGAGGCGGCACTTGGTGCCCGTATCTGGAAAGGACAGTTTAGCAACGGCGCTTGTTATGCGTGAACGGTTTCCAAGCGTTGATTTTGAATACATTTTCAATCCAACAGGTGCAGAATTCCCTTCGGTCTATGAGTGGATTGACAAAGTTGAAGTTTATCTTGGTAAACCTATTCATCGTGTAGGCGCTGATTTAATTGAACTTATTGAGGATAATAATGGGTTTTTGCCTTCTAGGCTGGCTAGGTACTGTACACGACAAGCTAAGATTGAGCCATTTGAAAAGTGGATAGGTAAAGATGAATGTACGGTGTATTATGGGATTAGGAGTGACGAAGATAGGGGTGGATATGAGAATGCAAGGTATCCAAACATACATCCTGAATACCCTCTTAAAGAGCAATTAGACGAAAATGGCTTTGTGATTCACAAAGGCTATGGCATCGAAGATGTGTACGCACTTATTGATTCGGTTGGGTTAAAGCCGCCACAGTTCTTTTGGGGAAGTGTTTATGATGAAGTGGTGCGCAAGGTCGGGTTAGTTCTGCTGCAAAGTCTATTCACCCCTTGGCAGATTGATATTTTATTTGCAGGTCGAACTAGGGCTAACTGTTATTTTTGTTTCAACCAGCAAAAGGCGGAATGGGTATGGTTGCTTGAAACGTATCCTGATTTATTTTGGCATTCCGAAAGTTTGGAACATGGCGGAAGCGAATATTTTTGGAATGGTAAAGATTATCCGCTTACGCTTATCGTAAAGAATGCTGCCAAGATAAAACGCAAGCACATCAATAAGATTTTAAAAACAATCATGCGAGTTAAAAGTAGGGAGTACATTCAGCAGGATTTATTCGGTAACATTCATACAGAGGACGGATTTCAAGATTATTTACAAACAACATCCTGCGGGTTATTCTGCGGAAAATAAAAACAGCAACATGCCAATATCAACACTAGATTTACAATTATCGAATTACGTTCAGACTTCGGACGGCATCGGAATTATAGAAGAAATCCAACCTTTAACAGTAAGGGTAACAGTCGGTCAAAACGCCCCTAAGTTCTATAAAGCGAAAGATGTGGAGCCGATTGAATTGACTCACGAAATATTTGAAAAAGCAGATTTTGAATATATACACGAGTTGGCTGGATATGCCGACAGTAAGCATTGTGTATTTAAACGTATTGAAGGATATGCCTTTCATCCATTTTGCACTAATGACGAACATTGTGTTTTAAAAATAACATACGTGCATGAATTTCAGCAAGTATTCAAGATGTTTTCTAAAAATGAACTTCCCTTAGAATTATGACTACGAAACTAACCAAGGATATAATCACATCTTCCAATAAAGGAGGTCTAAGAGCCAAGAAAGGTGATACTGTTACTATCCTTCCAAAATCATCGGAATATATTTCAGCAGGACTTCTTTTAGTGGATTGCAATGGTGATAGATTTTATGTTAGATTAGATGCTGTTGAGGTGGATGAAAAAGAATTGAAAGATTATTTGGTAGAATAAAGTATAAATCAGTATCATTGCAGTATGAAGGACGAAAAGAAAAAAAAGCCAACAGAATCAATCAAAGTTTTCAAAGAAGGACTTGACAAGGTTCGTGAAACAGTTGAGAAAACAGGGCAAACAATTACTGCGTTCTATTCATTGGCCGCAGAAGAAAAACTTAAATCAGATAAAAAGTAAGTTATGAACAAACAACTTGTTTCGGCTCTAAAATCAATGAGTGAAATGGATTATATTCTACTTGGACAATACAGGCATGCCGCTGAAATGTGTCGTAACATTCAGTCAAAGTACAGCATAACAGACGAAAACATGATGGGATTGCTAGGTCTGTGTAAGTTAAAGTTTTCCCACTTCAAGAAAGGTGCTTACGAATACACTTTGATGGATTTTGCTAACTTGGAAAGTATCAGTATGACATTCGCTGCTGACGCTCAAAAATTAAAAATAAAATCAGAATCGTTATCGTTCCCTGATTTCAAGGATAGCAAGCCACTTGTTTATGAACAAATAAATGACATCCTTAAAACAGTTACGGAACTTTCGGCAACTTTAAAAACAAGTCAAAAGTAACCACCGCCCCACCCAACAGTAAAATACAATAAGCAATGAAATCGTTTAAAAATATATTTTTTATTTCAATTTTATTTTTATCAAGTTGCACTAGCAAGAATGATTTTGAAAACGGTAAAAAACAGTTGGAAACAATGGGATATACTAATGTTCAGAATACGGGTCGTGAATGGTTCTGTTGCGATGAAAAAGAAGCATTTTCAACAGGGTTTTCAGCCATTGGAAAAGATAGTGCAATTGTAACGGGTTGTATGTGCTCTAGTATCGGCAAAAGTGTTACAATACGCTTCAATAATTAATTTACAACGATGGAACTAACCTACGAATGGCAGAAGTACGACCATGAATACGAGAAGCGCATACAAGACTTAAAACTATTTAACGGTGATATAGTAATGTGCTGCTGGCCGAACGCAGGTAAATGGCATACAATGGGAACCAAAGATATTGGAATGATTGATGACATCGACGTAGCATTTGTAAGATTGAATAAAGAAGAAAATCGATAAACAATGGAACTAGAAACAAAAATAGAATACAAACCGACGGATGAAAAATCCTTTGACGGTAAATGCAATAGCAGAGTTATAATGGACGAGTTTGGGCAGATGGTTTTTCCTAAAACAAGATACGGGGCATGTAAAAATATTCAACCAAAAAAGATAGAACCACTTGTATTTTCATTACCAAAGAAGAAAATCAGTAAGCAATGATTGACATAACCAACTATATAGATTATACATGACACAGATACTAACAATTAACGATGGCGACTTAATCCAAATAAGTGATTATGACAAGGATTTTCCGATTCCAAAACAATATGTAGTAAGAATATTAGAACAGCCTTGGCCTAAAAAATCAGCAATTACGCTTAACCCAATTGACGGCATTGGCGCTGTACTGAAACTTGGCCACCTAAAGATGGTATCGGTTAAGGGTTTTTATACTAACGAGGACGAAGAAAAGAAATAACCAATGTCATACCAACTAAAGACAATGAAAGGATATGGCTAAAAAAACACAGAACGGACTATCTACCACAAATGAATATTTTGCTTGGTCGAGCATGATACAGAGGTGCTATAAAGAAAACGCTGAAAGTTTTCCATTATATGGTGGCAGGGGAATAACCGTATGTGATAGATGGAAAGAATCTTTTCTTCTATTTTTTGAAGATATGGGAACTAAGCCAAGCCCAACTCATAGCCTTGACAGGTGGCCAAATAAAAACGGCAACTATGAACCTACAAACTGTAGATGGGCTACAAGACGGGAGCAGTCATACAACAGAAGGAGTAATGTTCTTTTTGAGATAAATGGGATAGAAAAGTCTTTAGAAGATTGGTGTTTAGAATACGGAGTTCCAATAGACCCGATAAGGGGCAGAGTTTCAAAAAGAATAGGCATGCCTATATTAGAAGCATTAACCAAGCCTATTAAAACTAATGGGCCAATAAAAAAACATGTAGCTATGAATCAGAGAGCAGCAATGGCAAAAGCCTTGTTAAATGGAGAAACATTAAACATAAAGACATGCTTCGCTGACTTTGGCGTTACGAACGCTGGAAGAGAAATGGGCAGAGCAATTGAACGGAAGTTTAATGTTGTTCTTGATAGGAAGCGCCAAGTTGGATTTTCTAGGTATGGCGTTCCTTGTAATTGGGTAGATTACAAACTCAATCATACGGAAGAAAACCATCGAGGTATAGAGGAGATGATAAAGTATGTGGAAGAAAATAAAATAGAAAGATAACATCCCCGCCACCGTCATCAAGCAATACGGGTTATTGTGAGCAGAGTTTGTTTTCTTGAATAAAATAGAATGAGCAAATTAAAACTAGACATAACATTAATATCTGTTACAGGGGTAAAACACGGAGAAACCATATCTGCTATGCGGAAGTGCATAGATAAGGTTGATTTTTCCGATGTAGTATTACTTACAAATATTGACCTAGAGTTGCCCGATATAAAGTGCATCAATGTAGGCGGTCTTACTTCCATTGAATTGTACTCTGAATTTATCATAAAGGAACTTTATA